TTAGGAACTGATACTACCCTAACGGGCCTCTCAGTTTCGGGATCCAGGAAATCCACGTCATCCAGGCTCGAGTGATAACGAGCACTAGGGACGATGTTTTCCATCGCTGGAAACAACGTCTCTAGCCTGTTCGTCCACTCGACCTGCCGGTACTTTGCGTTTCCGCGTAGTTTATCGGCAGTTGCACCTGGACCATGTTTAGGAACGATCTCACCGTCATGGATTATCCTATCCATTTCGGTGAAAGCCGGACCAAACAACATGTTGCTGATTCGTTCGAAGTCACGGTAGATCCCTGACTCCAAATTGAATCTAGCTGCGTGCATTTCTTGCTCACACTTGACAAAGTCAGCGAAGGCTTGCGCCTCCCGTGCATCGCTGCACGGGAGACGCACCTTACCAAACGACAACGTGAGTTGTCGCACGGCTTGGATTGCCGTCGTTGATGGATTGTCAAGCAGAAGGCCACAATCGCGCACGAACACGAGCTGAAGGAAATTCCGTAAGAAAACGGGAAATCCTGCCTGCCCTCCGGTCAAAGAGAGCAGGTCATCAGTCACCCGTCCTTGGTCTAGCGATCTCTCGAAAGCTTTTCCAATTTCGGGCAGGGAAAGAGTTAAAACCTCAATCCCCTCGTGCTCATAACGACGAAGGACGGTGTTAATGTCCTTCGTGGCGCTAGTGCAGCACTGGATAGCAGCGTCAGCCGCCATCCTCTGCCAAAGCAACATCAGGTTTTTCACCTAACCCTCCTTTAAATAGGCGGATACGGGTCCTGAACCCTGTTGCGATTGACAATCCACGAACCAATCAGGGAAACGGAACACAACCTACGTTGTGGCTTATATCAACTCCTGTAAGCATCGCGCCTACAATTGTCAATATAAGTGCAGCATAAACTGCGTTCCGCTTTGCCGACGATCCCGAGGGATCTCCAGCAGGAGTTGAAGGAGACTTAGACGGACGAGACGCGCGAGTTGAATCGCGTGAAGCTCGTTCATCACGAGAATCCTTCTTCTTCCCTGTCAGCTCTCTCCTCTGATGACACGCAGACCATAATCGGGCGTGCCGGCCACCTGGAAGGCTTCCAGGAGCTGGCGCCCGTAGTCCAGATCCGCTGCCGAAAAGGCCGAATCACTAGGTGCATCGATCACGGTGTAAACCGAGAACGAAGCCTTGTAGTTCGACCCCGTCGTAAACGGATCAGCCACCACAGCCGTGCGATCAAGTCGCGTGGTGTGACGGTAACGTGCCTTCAGTGAGTGCATCACCGACAACTTGTTCAGGCCATCAGCTGTCTGGTATACCGCCATGCGGTCACCAGAGCTGACGCGTGAAAAGTCGTAAGTGACGCTGTTCACTGTCAGAGTCGGGATTGGATCGGGTAGGGCCATGTGCTACTTTCGCATTATCCAGGTCACGGGATTTCCGGACTCTGGTATGCATGGATGGCACAACGCGATTAAGCGCCATACCTTGTTGTGGTGTCAGACTTCTTTGTATTACTTAAGAAGCAGAGCACCGACAAGGGCCTTTTGACGGCTTGTGAAACCATTTTCATTCAGGCCGAAACCAAAGGGTGTTGCCTTCCTTCTACGTAGGTATTTCGCGTAGAACGTGGTCGAAACCACGCTAGGGAAGGTGTAGCTTGCACTCGGGTCGTCCATACGACCAAAGCGCATGCCACGTACCTCTCGCAAATTATGGAGTTCACATTTCTCCATAACGTAACCGAAAGGCATAACAAGGCCATCGCGGGCGAACATGGAGACGTTATGAATTATGTCTCCAACGTTAGCTACCCAATCGGCAGCCCAGGAATAAGGTAACAGATTCCAAGCTGTTTCGACGGTCAAGCCGCCGTAGAGATGTCGAAGCTCTGCTTCTTGTCTCAACAGCTTAGAACGCAAACTACCGTCCATTGGAGGAAGGTAGTATGTGAACGCACCACTGAACCAAGTCTTCTTTGTTCTAGTGATGGTTTCTGTCATCTCTCCAGGCCATCCGTCCAGGGCGGGAGTTAAATAGCCGGCCACTTGTGAGTTACAAGGGCCGCCTAGATATTTCTCGAATCCTGTGACGGCTGGGTGTACAATGGTTGTTGTTTCATTGTACTCTGGAAATTCATACCGACGTCTGATAACCTTGCCAGCGTTCCTAGCATAGCCGTTTATGAGTTTTTCACATTCATAAAGGGCTTTGCGGAACTTAGCAAGATCGCTCAACAGTGGCGCAATGCCAAAGTTGTAGTTGAGATAGTCGCCCGAGATTCCTCTAGGGCTACCATGACCAGCTACAGTTGAGCCTAACGGCGCACCCGGAAATCCCTCAGAAAGGAATTCCGCGACTGCTACCGGAAGGTCAGAAATCGGGTTAGTAGGCAACACCCTGGCAATCGCTGTAGTACCCAGACCAATTAAATCTGGTTCAGTACTATAGCCGAGCGGAAGATTGAAGAAGTCTTCCGGATCGAAATGCCAGTAGTTATGGCCTGCTAACATTGGCCCTTTGTATCCGTGCCAAATGCCTCCAGAAAGATGGCATTGAACATTGATACGTTCAGGCGACATTTCGACGCCACTCTCGAACGCGGTCCAGTTAGAACCGATATCGTGAGTTGCGGCACCTTTACGGTACAACGACGGCCAGTGGTTATTCTGGCTATCGTTCTCGAAACGTCCTGTGACACGAACCTTATCAGCCGCAAGACCCCAATGTTGGTCGGAGCCTTGCAGTTCATAAGTTGGTTCTTCGAAAAGAACCCGTTCGGTCACAGCCATTATGGATTTATTCCTCCCTGTGGTTCAGTGCAGACTGGATTGTCGTGCACTATAGTCCGG